CGACACCGGCAAGACGGAACGAACCTAATTCGGATTCGGTTTTATGGGGATAGCCTACTCGACGGCACAACGCTGTATATCGACCAGGCGTATGTCACTTATACGTCGGTCTGTAACGCTGCCGATATAGCCCAAAGGATTCTAGCCAACCCCGATAACCCGCTTCAGACCGATTCCAGCGGCTACGCCTTAGCCGATACGGTCTTGATTAGCGGAAGTGATATGGCTGCGGACAACGTAAAGAGCGTGTTTACCGGACAAGGGGCGAGCGACAACGTTGACCTTTCCGCTCGGAGCCTAACCATCAGTAACCCGACCGGGGATGCAGTTACGTTTTCCTCGTTGGCCGGAGCCGGTTTCGTTTGCGGCGGTTCCACTTATGGTATATACGCAATCGGTGGGGTCTATGACCTAGTTCTGGAAGACGGGTTGCTGCGAGATATAGCCGGAAACGATATAGCCGTTCAGGTTTCGGGATACGGTGACGGGGAAGACCCCGGAAGCTACGTTTTAGTCAACCCCGCCTATAAGATCGTAACGGATGATACGGGTTCCGTCCAGGCGGACGTTCAAAAGATCACCGGGGATGACGAAGTGGCCACGGCTTTAGCAAACAATATCGGGAACCTAGATGCGGCCGTTTCGGAGGTTCCAAGTCTCGTATTCACTACCGACATGAGCGATGTAGAGAACAGCGCCCCCGAGCACAGCCTTTGCACTCTGGTTATGGCCGGGTTGGAATCGTCTATCAACGGAACCACCTGGACGATTCGCAAAACGGACGGAACCACGCTAGTAGAAAAGACCGTCACAACCCGCGCTAACGCTAAGCCGATCACGGGAGTCAGCTAGATGAGCGGTTGGATCGACCTACTCAGTTGGATCCTTCACTGGCCAGGGATAGAACCCGAAAGCCAGCGACTATTAGTTGGAACAGACGAAAACCCCTACGAGCTAGAGGGCATCGCGGCTATGGCTTATAGCCTAGTCGGGCCTCAACAAGACGAGCACGAAACGGACTAAGCCATGAGTACCCCACAGACGCATTACCTACAAGTCGGCGATACTCGAACACCGTTGACTGCCACCCTAGTACGGCCCGACGGGTCAGTGGTTGACCTCTCGGGTACGGGGATCACGGTGAAGTTCAAGATGGTTGCCCCCGATGGTACAACTAAGGTAGCCGAAACCGAAGATAACGTCACGATCACTAACGCTTCCCAGGGGCAGGTCCAGTACCAGTTCCAATCCGCCGACGTTGATACAGCGGGGCTATATTATGCCTACTTTATCGTGATCGAAGGTACGGACCGGGAAACGTTTCCCGTTCGGAAGGGTCACCTCAGAATCGACGTACAGGAGACAAGCTAGCTATGGAGATTATCGGCCTTAAACGATTGAATCAGCGACTCCGCCGACTACTCGACCAAGTAGCCGGATCACCATCGGTAGTAGTCGGCTACGGAACCAACTACGCAATCTATGTCCACGAGAACCTCAAAGCCCGTCACGTAGTAGGGGAAGCGAAGTTTCTGGAACGACCCGCTCGGGAATTATCCGATAGCGGGGAGTTATCCGACCTGGTTAAACAAGACCTTCGGCTAGGTCGAACCCTGGAACAAGCCCTACTCCGGGCCGGGCTACGTATTCAACGTGAGTCTCAGAAACGGGTGCCCGTTGATACGGGTACGCTTCGAGCAAGCGCAACCACCAGAAAGCTATGAGTCAAGCCACAAGCACTGCCGGAATCGTTCAGCAACTGCTGATCGACTTGAACCTAGCGACCGACCCGACGGTCGGGAGCGAGTGGCCTGTGTATTGCGGTTATGAACCGGATGACCCGGATGATTGTATCACAGTATATGATACGGCTACCTAGACGGTTGGACGAAAGCGCGCGCGATAGCCGATGCCCTGGACGCCCTAGACCTTCGGACCGTATCCCTTAGCGAATCCGAATCGTATTTGATATATGCCGTTACCCGGACAACGGGTATATTGTACCTAGGAAGGGAGCAGCGCGGCGCTGCCCGAAACTTGTTCACCCTAAACGCCAAAGTAGCCTCAACCTAACCCTAGATAAGCAGGAGACAAACGATGACTGCACCTAGCGACACCGTCCGAAGCGCCCCCTCGGGTATCCCTCTCCAGGACGGATACCCTACCAAGATTGCCTTCAAAACCGACCCGGATATTTGCTTTTGGGAAAAGACCGTGACTCCGCCTGCGGTCGATGGTGGCGATCCGATTGACTTGACTACTATGCACAATTCGGCTTGGGTGACCCGTGGTCCCCAATCGCTGCTAGACCTGGGCGAGTTTCAGGTTACCGCCCTGTATGACCCGAACCTCTATGACTTGGCAGCGATTACCGCCCAACTAGTCAACGTCAACACCGAGATCACCATTCACTTCCCGGACGGATCGACGCTGGCGTTTTGGGGCTACTTGCGAAGTATCGAACCGGGTTCGCACGAGCGGGGAACCGCCCCCGAAGTGACGCTAACCATCGTACCAACCAACTATGACGATGCCAACGATGAGGAATCCGGGCCGGTGTTGACCGAGGTGGCCGGAACCTAACCATGGATTTTAGGGGGTTAGACGCCCTAGGCCGGCCATAGGCGCAAGGGGCGTCTAGCCCTCGACCCCCTAACTACCTCTAGCACAAGGAGTGGAGTATGAGTCTTTCGTTCGACACGAAGCCGCAGGAGATTCCCGTCACTATCGACGGCCACAACTACACGCTTCGGGAAGCGAGCGGTTGGGCCGCTACCCAGTGGCGAAACGCCGTCATGAAGGGTCTCAAGATCGCTACCGACCCCACCACCGGAACCCCGAAGGTTGTAGGGTTTCAACAGGTCGATCATATCGAGGCTCTGCTCGTAAGCCTCTGCTTGTTCAACGACAAAGGCGAAAACGTACCCCTGGAAACAATTCAGGGCTGGCCCTATCGAGTCGTGCGCGACTTGTACCAGAAAGCCGCCGAGATCAGCCAGGTATCCGTTCCGAGCGAAGACCTGATTGACCAGGAGACGGCGGACCCTTTGACCCAATAACCTATGACTGGCTTCGGCTAGCGGCTACCCTGGGCATGCCGTTAGCCGAATGCCAGCAACGGGTTTCCCACCGGGAGTTTCAATTATGGCGTCGCTGGTTCCGTTGTCGGCTGGAGGTTCCCGAACGGAGCGACTACTACCTTATGCAGTTATGTCAGCTGACGGATGGTCTTCGCACCGGAAAACTTCGACCTCTGGATCAATACCTACTACGCTTCCGCACCGAATCCTCCAAGCCCCGGAGCGTCGATGAGTCGAAGCAGTGCTGGATTAGGTGTCTTGGAGGGCCGAAAGCTATTACGATCAGGCGCATAACCCCGGAGCGTTCCGATGGATGAAGTGCTTAGACTTGTTGTTCGGCTAGTCGGCGACTCCGCCAGCTATCAGCACATGCTTCGCCAGGCTCAACACCAAGCCAACCGGGCTGCCGCAGCTATCCGCCGAGCCGCCCGCCAGATGGAGGCTATCAAGGGTAGTATGCTAGCCGCCGGTCGCGCCCTGCAACAAGGCGGTCGTTGGCTTACAACCCGGGTCACGCTTCCCCTAGCAGCGGCCGGGGGAGCGGCCGTGAAGATGGGGGCCGACTTCGAGGCTTCGATGCAAAAGATCGTTGGCTTAGTTGGGGTCTCTCAACGCCAAGTCGATCAGTGGAAGAAAGACCTAGTAGCTATGGCCCCCGCTCTAGGCCGTTCCCCCCAGGAGCTAGCCAACGCACTATTCTTCATCACGTCAGCTGGGTTGCGGGGGTCTAGAGCAATCGACGCTCTAACCGCCTCGGCTAAGGCTAGCGTCGGTGGTCTGGGTGAAACAATGGTTGTAGCCGACGCTGTTACGTCAGCTATGAATGCCTATGCCAAAGTCGGGATGACGGCAGCCCGGGCTACGGATATTCTCGTGGCTACAGTGCGCGAAGGCAAGCTAGAGGCTGATAGCCTAGCCGGGGTTATCGGCAGGCTATTGCCTATGGCCGCGGCGTTAAACGTTGACTTTGAGGACGTAGCCGGAACGATGGCTGTCATGAGCCGCACGGGTATGGACGCGGCCGAAGCGGCTGTCAGCGTTCAGGCCATCCTTATGACGCTCCAGAAACCGAGCGCAGCCGCCCGTCGAATCCTAAGCCAAGTTGGCTTGAGCTTCCAGGAATTGCGCAATATTGCGGCCCAACCCGGCGGGTTACTCGACGTTATCCGGTTGCTTGACGAACGGTTCGGAGACAACGAGGAAGCGCTAGCCCAGATCGTTCCTAACGTCCGAGCCTTGCGAGGCGTCATGAACGTTCTAGCTCAAGACGCCGACACCGTTCGTTCCGTTATGGAAGGTGTCCGTAATTCAGCCAACAGTACCCAACGAGCCTTCGAGGCTTTACACGGCACCGTAGCCTTCGCTGCTTCACAGGTGTGGAGCCGGTTAAAGTCAATACTAGTGACTATTGGTCAGCGTATCGGTCCCGTAATGGTTCGAGTGATGGATCGGTTGCGCTCGGTTACCAACCGGGTAATAGACTGGTGGGACCGTTTATCCCCTCAGGGACAAGAGCTAGTCTTAGTGCTCGCTGGTCTAACGGCTGCGGCTGGGCCAGTGTTGGTCTTACTAGGTAGTCTAGCCAGCGTAGTAGGAACCGTGGTGGTTCCGGCCGTAATAGCACTAACTAGCGGGCTAGCTTCCCTGGTGTCGTTCCTGACTTCGGTACCAGGGCTGATAGCTGCGGCTATCGGGGGAACCGCTGCCGTGGTAGGAGCAAAGCTAGGGCTACTAGACGCTGCCCTAGAGCAGTTCAGGCAAGGCTGGGAAACCCTGGTGCGAGAGTTTCGTACCACTTGGCGGGGTATCGCCTTGGCTATTCAAGCCGGTGACTTACGAGCCGCCATGCGTCTAGTCTTACTAAGCGCCCAGGTACTACTCATTAAGTTCTTGGGTTGGGTCCGCTCGGGACTAGCCCGGCTTCAAGCTAGCGCCGCCCGGTCTTGGACAAACCTAGTAGCCGGGTTGAAAACGGCGCTGGAGGACGTGCGATATTGGGTAGTCAGTCAATTCGCCAAAGCCTTCGACGCCCTGCGCCGCGCCGCTATCCGGGCGTTTATTCAAGTCGTTCAGGCCCTCAGACAGGTTCCGATTATAGGGGACAGTATCACCAACGATACTATCAAGCAGCTACAGCGACTGCTCAATTCCCAAAGCGCATTTTCCAAGTCTCTCCAGGACCAACACCGGAAGAACCTAGACGCCATAGCTTCCCAGCAGCAGAAAGACCTAGCCCAGATCGAACAGTCTCTCCAGACCCAGCTAGACGCTATCGGCGAAGGGGTAGAGGACTTAGTGCGGGAACGTAACAAGTTGATCACCCGGCTTTGGAGCGACCTAGTGCGTCAGCACCGGCGCCGCGAAGCAGAGGACTTTCTGCGTTGGCTGTTTAAGGGGGCGATGACTGCCTGGGAACGGTTGAAAGACTACTTCCGCGCCCGGCCTATTGTACCCCCCGTTCAGGAAACCCGTATTCAACCCATTATCCTACCACCTAAGGAGATTGAGGCCTTAGGAGCGGGTTCGGCAAAGCTACTCAGCGCCCTACTAGCCCAACAAGCCTACGTCTATCGAGCGCCAGTAGCTCCTAAACAACCCATCGAAGTCGCCGCCCCTATGCCTACCTCCCAAGCCGTAGCTGCTGGTCTCGGTCAAGGCGTGGGCCGAGGGCTAGCCGCTATCAGCAATGCGTTTGCTAGGGGAGTTGACCGACTAGCAAACATACTAGGTGAGATCGATCAGAAACTCGGTACTAGGTGAGATCGATCAGAAACTCGGCAACGTAGATGAAGCGGGAATCTAACCATGGCTACAGTGATTGGCGGACCAATTGGTTGGAAAGGCCGAATCGACGATGAGGGCCACCGGCTTTATGAGGTACGTTTCCGTGTACGTTCCTCAGAAAGCGAAGGCCCCGCGGCCGTGATGAATGCTACGGGGTTATACCCCGTAGGGGCTGCTTGGGTTGTAGAGGGCGATGCTGACACCTGGGCATGGTGCCAAGCCCGTCTAGACGTTGAACGAGACCCCCATTATCGGGCGGGAGCGCCAGGGCGGTACTGGATCGTTACCCAGTACTTTACGACCCGACCCCCGAGGCATGATCGTTGCCAGAACCAGGCTATCACCAACCCACTGCTAGAACCACCACGCATATCCGGCCAGTTTGTAACCTACTCTGAAGAGGCCGGATACGACCGCAACGGACAACCGATCCTATCTAGCAGCCATGAGCGGTTGTCTGGCCCCGAGCTAGAGTTTGAGACGGGCTACCCAACAGTAGCC